CATCATCCAACAACATCCGTGGCTTCTCTATCAATCTGCTGTTCATCGATGAGGCTGCGTTCATTGAGAACTGGGATGACTTCTTTACATCAGTCTATCCTACAATTTCATCTGGTACTGAATCTAAGATTGTTCTTGTCTCAACACCCAATGGCTTGAATCACTTCTACAAGATCTGGCAAAACGCTGCAGAGAAGAAAAACAACTACAAGCCAATTAAGGTGATGTGGCACGACGTTCCGGGTCGAGATGACAACTGGAAGCGAGACACTCTTGCTGCAATGAACTTTGACACGGAGAAGTTTGAGCAGGAGTACTGTGTAGAATTTCTTGGTAGCTCTGGAACATTGATTGCAGGTTGGAAGCTAAAAGAGCTCATACACCAAACACCGCTTGTGTCACGTGATGGGTTGTCCCTATATGATCAATCAAAGCCAGGCCATTCTTACGTCTGTATTGTTGATGTGTCAAGAGGCAAGGGCCTAGACTACTCTGCCTTTAGCATCATCGATGTCACTTCAATGCCATACAGGCAGTCATGTGCTTTCAGAAACAATCTGATGACTCCAATTGACTATGCTGACGTTGTTCACAGAGTTTGCAAGTCATACAACAATGCATCAATATTGGTTGAGACAAACGACATTGGTGAACAGGTAGCTACATCGCTGCACTATGACTTTGAGTATGAGAATGTACTGTTCACTGAATCAGCAGGTAGGGGTGGAAAGAGAATCACCTCTGGCTTTGGTACAAATGTGGACAAGGGAATCAAGACTACAAAGACTGTCAAGTCAGTTGGGTGCTCTATTCTCAAACTCTTGATTGAACAGAACCAGTTGATCATCAACGACTTTGAAACAATCAGCGAACTGTCAACATTTTCTAGAAAGGGAATCAGCTATGAGGCTGAACCCGGAAAGCATGATGATATGGTCATGGGGCTTGTGTTGTTTGCATGGCTGTCCAACCAGACTTACTTCAAAGACTACACAAACATAAATACACTCGCAAAACTACGAGAAAAGTCTGAGGACGAGCTGATGGCAGACATGCTACCTTTTGGATTTATTGATAATGGAGCGCCCGTTGATGACGTTACAGAGACGCCCCGAAGTGCCAACTGGCTTTCGGTCGTAGAGGACCAGAATTTATAAATAAGAGACTAGATCAATAATAATCCCCTGAAAGGAGTTAACACAATGCCGTTTCAAGTAAGTCCAGGTATTAATGTTTCAGAAATTGATCTAACAACAGTTGTTCCAGGTGTAGCTACAAGCTCTGCTGCCATTGCCGGTGTATTCCGCTGGGGTCCAGTTGGTGAGCGTGTTCTAGTTAACTCCGAGACAGTGTTGGTAGATACTTTTGGAAAGCCAACCAACCTAAACGCAGAGACCTTCTTCACTGCTGCAAACTTCCTTGCATATTCAGACTCACTGTTTGTTGTTCGTACTGCTAACACAGTAGATTCGACCAATGGTGCATTCAATGCTGTTGCCAACGTTGGTACAATTGCAAACATTGCTTCCTACGCTGTCAAGAACAGAGAAGACTACGACTCAAAGACATCGTTTGTAGCCAATGTTTCATTCATTGCAAAGTACCCTGGTGTTCTTGGTAACTCATTGAGAATCAGTGTGTGCGATGCTGCCAATGCTTATGGTTCAGCGCTGGATCTGATTGGTACAGAGGCAAGCAACACAATCACTGGTTCGTTCACAATCGCAGTTGGATCAAACACCGGTGTGTTGACGTTCCTTAGCAGTGATGCTGCAGCTGCAGCCAACGCGTATGCCAACAACATTCTTTCTGCAATCTCTGTAGGTGATCTTATCAAGCTTGGTAACTCAACTCTTGGTACTCAATATCTCACAGTCAGTGCAATTGGTGCAACTACTACAAACACAACACATGCTATTGCAAACATCTCGTTTACTGATACCAACAAGCTGGCAGCTGACTTTGTAATTAGCAACACAGTCAATGGCAACACAACGGTTGCTAATCTTAACCGCAACTGGGCTCACTTTGAGCTTGTTGATGCAGCACCTGGTACTTCACAGTATGTTGCTGCATACGGCAACTCTGCTGCTGTAGACCTAATGCACGTTGTAGTTGTTGATCAGGATGGTGAGTTCAGCGGCGTTGCTGGAAATGTTCTTGAGGTATTCCAAGATGTATCGAGAGCAACAGATGCTAAGTCAGCTGATGGTGCTTCAATCTACTACAAGAATGTAATTAACCAGAACTCAAAGTATGTGTGGTGGGCAAACGATCGCGCAGGTGCAGCTTCAGCTACAGCAGCTGCTGTTGTTTCTTCGACAAATAGTAAGCCAGCAACAATTGACTTTGTAAGTGGTCAAGATGGCAATGGTGAAGCCAATGTTGAGATCACTACAATTGCTACGGGCTATGATCTGTTCAAGTCACCCGATGTTGTGAACGTTTCTCTGATTCTTGCCGGCAAACCAAGAGGTGGTGCTTCCAACACTCAGGTGGCAAACTACCTGATTGATAACATTGCAACAGTTCGTAAGGACTGCGTAGTGTTTGCTTCACCAGATGATGCTGTTGTTGTTAACAACCCAGGCAATGAAGCTAGTGCACTTGTTGCATGGAAAAATCTGGTACGTGACACATCCTATGCGTTCATTGATTCTGGATACAAGTATCAATACGATCGCTACAACGACGTGTATCGTTACCTTCCACTGAATGGTGACATTGCTGGCCTAACAGCTAGAACAGAGTACACAAACGACGCATGGTGGTCGCCAGCTGGCTTCAACCGTGGTCAGGTTAAGAACATTGTAAAGCTACGCTATAATCCAACAAAGGCTGACCGCGACGTTATCTACAAGAGTTCAATCAACCCTGTTGTGTCGTTCACGGGTCAAGGAACAATTCTGTTCGGTGACAAGACAGCAACAACAAAGCCATCGGCTTTTGACAGACTGAATGTACGTAGGTTGTTTATTGTTCTTGAGAAGTCAATCTCTGATGCTGCTAGATTCTCACTGTTTGAATTCAATGATAGCTTCACCAGATCGCAGTTCAAGAATCTGGTTACACCATTCCTGCGTGACGTACAATCAAGAAGAGGCATCACAGACTTCCTTGTTGTCTGCGATGAGACAAACAATACTCCTGAGAGAATTGATCGCAACGAGTTCTGGGGTGACATCTATGTCAAGCCAAACCGTTCGATCAACTTCATTCAGCTCAACTTTGTGGCTGTTAGAAGTGGTGTTGAATTCTCAACAATCATTGGCGCAAACCAATAAATAGTACAAAAAGGGAGTAGAATAAATGCCTTTCAATATTAGCGATTTTATTGGTAACGGACTTGAGTTGGGCGGTGCACGCCCAACTTTGTTTGAAGTCTATGTAACACTTCCCGCAGGTCTCGGCGGCGTATCTAGACAGGCAATGGAAAACAAGTTCCGCTTTACTTGCAGAGCTACCTCCATACCTGCTTCAACAGTAGCGTCTGTGGATGTTCCGTACTTTGGTCGCCAGATTAAGCTAGCTGGTGACAGAACATTTGCTGATTGGAGCGTGACTGTCATGAACGATGAAGATTATCTCGTTCGTGATACAATGGAAGCATGGCACAATGCAATTAACAGCATTGTTGGCAACAACAAGAGTCTTCCTGGTCAAACTTATCAGGGTCAGGCTACTGTTATTCAATATGGTAAGTCGGGGAACATCATTAAGTCATACGAATTTGCTGACATCTTCCCTGTTCAGATTGATGAAATGGCCGTTGATTGGGAATCAACCAATCAGATTCAGACATTTGGTACTACATTTGCATACAACTACTGGATTCCAAATGTAATTTCTAACGGCACCACAATCGATCCTGAGGCTTAATATATAGAGAAGGGGGAGATTTTTTCTCCCCCTTTTCAAGCTAGGATGATGAGATGAAATTATTTGGTTTTGAGTTTAAAAGAGAAGTTCCTGTACAGGTAGCTCCGTCATTTGTTCCTAAGGAAATAGATGACGGAGCACTCATCGTT